CGAAGGAGATCTTCCGTAACGGTTATCACACTTCAACCCCAATAAACGGTTACAGCACCTAATAACCTAATCCTTGTTTAAGGATTAAAGTTCAAAGGGTTCGGATTATAATCCGAACCCTTTTTTCATTTAATGGTAAATAGTGTAGGAACTTTTTATGGCTGATAAACGATTAATTATTGCTTTTGGAGATTCAAACTGTGCAGGTAACGTAAATGCATCTTCAGTATCTTCATCTCCTGATTATTATTACCTTTCAGGGACACAGACAAACTACAAGATTTGGAACCTAATTAGTAAGCAATGGGAGAATTATGATCCAAGCAATGCATATACAACTCAGCCAGTTGATTATGTCGGTCCTGAAATATCAATAGCATATACTGCTAACCTGAATGGAGGAGTCCCTGGGGGCACAGATATCCATGTGTTTAAGGCTTCCAAATACCAGATAAATATGTTGAAGTGGAATAACTCCGTAGATTTATCAGGTGTGGCTATCCCTGGAGGAGTTGACTACGATACATTATGGCCCTACGCAAAAACTAACTTTTGGTCAGATGCTAATGCTGGTGTTGCAGTTCAATTGGCTAGTGCTGTTCAAGATCTTCAGGCTGGTGGTGCTAATACAGTTTATGTAGATGGTATGTATATCATCATGGGTACTTTGGATGCTTTGGCTCCTTATGGCTCTAAAGCATACAAGGGGCTGCTAATGGATCTAGCTGAGTTTATGTTTGATCATTTAAGGAGTTTAGGATGTGTTATAACAAACATCCACCCTGATCGAGCAGATGACCAACCTGTTGTTGTGTTCCCAGTAACTCATGATTCTTACTCAGGATTAACAGTAGACGAGGAAGCTAGATTCGATGTTGTCAGGCAATCTACTAGAGATGCCGCTGAAGATCTATGTAATTTAGCTTATAAATCCTATAGTTTTGAAACAGTAACATACGGTATAAATCCTGATAAGGTTCACTATGACTTAAGTGGACTTGTTTCTATGTCACAGCAGATAGCCAATTTAATATACCCAACACTTGGTGATGCTGCACCTTTATCGGATTGTGAAACTGATGTTGTAGAGAGGCTTCCTGAGGTTACTCTGACGTTTGCAGGTGCTGAAGATCTTCAATCCAACAAGATAGGAGTTCCTAGAGTAACATCCTACGGGTCTTCATATGGCATTTACGGTGGAAGAAGATTAAAGGATTACGATACTCCTAGACCCGATGGTTTAAATGATCGTGATGCACAAGATGTTGTAGAATTTAAAACATTTGATAGGACAGTTAAGGATTATGTACTATCGAAGCTTGGGTATCCTATAGTTGATGTTGAGCTTGATGATTTCCAAATTAATGTATGCATTGATGAATCTATATCAAAACTTGAATATCATGCTCCTGATTGGATGACTCAATATGCTACTTTTGAAGTAACAGGTGGGATAGGGGTATACGAGCTTCCACAACCAGTTGTAGATAATCTAAACGATGTTTGGTATCGAAGAGACTTCTTTAAGTTTGGGGCATCCCCTGGATCCTTAGAGTATGATTTTGCTGTGATGTTCTTCACTAATAATGGATTGTTTAACAATTACAATGTTAGTCAATACTTATTAATGCAGCAATACTTAAAACAAGTAAAGAACGTGCTGGGTCAAATGTCATCCTGGCAAGTCATTAATAATAAGTACCTACATATCTGGCCTGTACCGGAGAGCAGCACGGAAAGTGTTATACTGGAGTTTAGAGCATTTGATCCAAACACTATACACCATGCGTATAAGAGTTGGATACAAAGATACTCTCTAGCATTAGCTAAAGAAATTCTAGGTGGTATTAGAGGGAAGTATCAAACTCTCCCAGGTCCAGGGGGAGGAACAAGATTAAACGGACAACAACTTGTAGAGGAGGGTAGGCAAGAGAAACAAGAGCTTCTAGAGGAGTTAACAACTACCTTAGAAGGTCCACCACTATTTGATATAGTTTAGTGCTTGTAGAGTATATAGAGTAGGTAAGTTATGTATTCAATATCAGTTACTAGTAACTTTTCTGCCATACCCGAATTGGCTTCAGTGCCTCCTATTTCGGCATTGATAGTATCACAATATCCTATGCTGAGTGGCACCTACCCTGATCACAGTGTTTGGGTTGCTCCGGTTTTCGCAGACGCTAATTTTTCAGCAACGGTATCTGCTTATACTCCTGAATACACTCAAGTTATGTGGTCAGAGTTCCCAAGTAATCCTAATTACCCTCTAGTTCCTTATTACATTAACGGGGCTGCTTGCAATCCTGCTGGTAACCTTAGAGGAACCCATTATGATCAAAGAGCTACTTCGAGGGGTTTTCCAATGGACTGGTATAACTCACATCAGCCTCCTTACGAAGTATCCGCAGACTATTGTTATATTATTGCTTCATCTTCTGATCTGTGGGTTTCAGGAAATCATCCATGGAACGCTGGTTATTGGACAAATACCCAGAGTAATGTAAGGTCTGCTATTGCCGCTAAGTTCCCTATAGTGTTTCTTAGTGCAGTACCTTCGGTTCCCACCTTTAGGCCGGGGCCTTTAGGGAAGGTGGAGGATAGAAGGTATTTCCCGTTATCAGACTTCGACGCTACCAGAATACCTCAAATATTTGATGAAGATACAGGAACTTTTTCAGGGTATTATTATAGTAATGTTCCTAATCCAAGCATACCTAGCCCTGCTGTTAGTCCTAGTTGGATAGATTTATATTTAGCTACATTATACTATGTTGGTGATGATTTATCGAGGTGGGGAACAGAGGCTCAATGCCCAGGGTACCACGGACCAGGGTATGGACAACAATGGAGTGAGCTTCTTGGAACTATATTACTTAAGTCATTATTCAAGTATGATTACGAAGCAGAGGGGCATGACGCTGATTATAGAACTCTTACTTTAAGGAATGTAACTCAATGGGGTATAGATTTATGGAGTGCTTTCCTTGATGAGAGACAATTTGAGCCTTTAGGCGGGCACATGCAAGGAAGAAAGTCAGCTATAATAGCAGCAGGAATCTTATTAGACGATCCTATTTTAAAAAATCCCGATGCCTACCTGGGGGATCACACCTTCACCGCTCCATACCGTCCAGGTCTTGGTAAATTCCAAGAAAACCATGTTTTCTGGTCGGGTATTGATGAAGGATACAATGTTACTCCAAGTGCTTGGTTTAATGGATTTTATTGGGGACATGAATACCGTATAGCTCGCAGTCATCCTTCAGCCACTAACGCATTTTTGAAAAATGATCCAAGTCTTTGGAACTACGATGAAGCCTTTGGTACTAAGTATTCTTTTGGAGAGAACTGTGAATCTCAATTTGGCATAGCGTTATTCATGCTAGCAATGGGGTATACTAAAAACTGGAGTCAGCCCATTATGGGAGCTACGACTCAAGGCACTTTTGGTATAACAAAGCCCTTTTGGGAAAAGATGTTTGGTACAATGGCTGGGACTATATTAGACCCTAATTATTTAACTAACTTACCTGAGCATTTCGTAAGCTCCTTCCATACTAGTGCAGTTATTTTAGAATCTCACTCCTTATCAGGGACTCAAAGTTCTAAGAACTATACTGCTTACTATTTTAGAAAATATAGATTTTCTGATGAAATACATAATAACTTAAGTAATCACGGAAAAATAACATATCCACTTAAGTATATTGATATTCGAGATTTCTCAGGCCCATACTTAACTACAAATGAAGAAATTATATGGGGAGAAAATAGACAGCTAGTATGGGAACTTTTCCAATGCCCTTCAGGAGCTACAGCTTTATTACACCGTGGAAAGATTCTAGATACTCCAATTGATGTTGGCAACGGATATAAACTTTATATTGATCTTGAAAATACAGCGGCTACAAGCGTTCCGATATCAACGCCTAACAAGTATGGAGTAACACTATACAAGGATACTTTAGGTGACGAACCTCCAGGAGGTTTATATGATAGATTTGGTTATCAAGCGGCCTTTTCTTTAGGTGATGGTACTTATATGACTACTAATGCCGTTGAAATTGGACTTTATAATGATAACCCAGGACCAGAGGAAACAGGGGGTATAACTTTAACAGATTCGCAGCTAGCTGGTATTAGCAATAACAAGATAGGTATTCCAACTGTTAAATCCTATGGATCCTCCTATGGGAAATATTCTGGGTCTAAGTTAAAAGACTACAAGTCCCCAAAGGATAATTATTTAAATAACAAAGATTACAAGGATGTTGTAGAGTTCAAGGACTTTAACCGTACTGTTAAAGATTATGTCCTCACTAGGTTAGGATACCCTGTTGTAGATGTTGAGCTTGATGATTATCAAATAGAATTATGCATTGACGAAGCTATATCAAAACTTGAATACCATGCTCCTGATTGGATGACTCAGTATGCAGTATTTGAAACTTCCGGTGGTATAGGAGTTTATGATATTCCTAAACCCATAATAGATAACTTAAATGATGTTTGGTATCGAAGAGACTTCTTTAAGTTTGGAGCTTCTCCAGGTTCATTGGAGTACGACTTTGCTGTAATGTTCTTTACTAATAATGGATTGTTTAACAATTACAACGTTAGCCAGTATTTATTAATGCAGCAATACCTGAAACAAATAAAGAATGTTCTAGGTCAAATGTCTTCTTGGCAAGTTATCAACAATAAATATTTACATATCTGGCCGGTTCCTGAAAATAATACAGAGAGTGTTATTCTAGAGTTTAGAGCTTTTGATCCAGAAACTATACACCATGCTTACAAGAGTTGGGTACAAAGATTTGCATTAGCTTTATCCAAAGAAATTCTAGGAGGCATTCGTAGTAAGTACCAAACTCTTCCAGGTCCTGGTGGTGGAACTAGGCTTAATGGTTCAGAGCTTATTGCCCAGGCTAGAGAGGATAAGAAACTACTTATAGAAGAGCTAACATCCTCAATAGAATCACCACCAATATTTGATATATTCTAATGAGATTTAAAGTAAATACTCCTCCTACTAATTTCCCAGAAGCTAGGGATACTAGATTATCATTATTTAATAAAAAGAATGATAAGAATTTATTCAACATGATTGACTCAGAAAATATAAAACTATCTGGGTCGAGAGTTCAAGTGTTTGAGTATATTCCATCTGATGATATTGATGATGTTTATCAAGAGTCTAGACAAAAAGCTATTGCTTCTGAACCTGTTACACTTTGGGCTCACTACGATCCACGTCCTATAGAGGAAAATCTTTCTCAGTTTGGCGTAGAAATGCAGATAGATCAAGTATTTGTTTTTAATAAGTCTTATACTGAAAACATTTTAGGGAGGCCAATAGCAATTGGGGATGTTATTAGACCTGAGTTTCAGGAAATTAAATTTGAGGTTTACGAAGTTCAAGAAGATAGCTTTGAAGCTTATGGTGTTTATCACTTGTTAGTTCATGCTAAACTTCTCAGAGATACTCAAGATATTCATAATGAAGATTACTTCGATAGGACTGATGATGTTGGAGGTAAAATATGAAACCTAACTTTAATGCAAGAAATCAAATTATGGATATGACTGAGAATAAGATTATTCCTGTAATTAATAACGTTTACAAGGAAAGCTTAAGGCAGATGTTACACATATTTAGTAACATTTATTATATTGACGGTAATGGTAATAGAGTTAAGGTTAAATGCTCTCATGGAAACCCTGAGAGGGTTGCTGGGAGGCTAAAAGCGGATAATACATTAATTCTGCCCATGATTACAATTGTTGAGAAACAAACTGTAAATTCTGAAGAAAGAAGAAGATACCGTCCAATTATAATTAACGAGTCTTATTGGGATCCTAATAAAAAAAGAGCAATTAGAATTGTAAGTCTAGCACCAAGACCAATAAACATAATTTACGAAATAAATGTATGGTGTAAGTATAAGGCAGATCTAGACATGATTAGATCTGGTGTCTTCTCTCTGTTCAATCCTGATTTAGATATCAGGACCAAATATTCAGATTTCAATAAGGGCTTTTTAGTATCCGAAAGAGATATGGGTAACGTTATGGTCGGGGATACTAATGATAGGGTTTTGCAAAAGTCTATGGAGATATCTTTAGAAACTTATATTCCAAATCCAAAATTCCAGTTCACTAGTACAGGAGAGATAATGGAAGTCGATGTTAATTTTGAGTATAATATTGATGAATCGTAATAGCATTGTGCATAAACAAATTTAATAGAAATGCTCTCCTAGTGGAAGTAAATATAGTAGGAGCTTATAATTATGAAAATAGTTAAAAATACAAGTATGCAAGGATTTTCTGTTCCTTTTACAACCCCAAATGGAGTTATTTATCGGTTTATAAGCCCTAAGCAAACTATCAACATCCCTGATTCTTGGGGTGGTAAGGTTTTAGATAATTTAGTAAAGCGTAGAATGTTCAAAGTTAGACTAGTTAAGGATTCTAGCGAAGAGCCTAAACCTGTTATCCAGAAACATATAGGAGTTACTAAAACCGACAGACAAGAGAACACAAAAAAGAGTAATTAATCATGGCATTACCTACTAGTCCTTCCGTTGTAGTACTTGAGAATGATGTTTCAATCTACACCCCAAATGTCAATTCAAGTGTCGTAGGAATTGTTGGCTTCGCTAACAAAGGTCCAACAAACAAAGCTACTTTAATTACCAGTCAAGAAAATTTAATTAGAAAGTTTGGTAAGCCTAACAGCGTAATCCCTGGACAGGGCTTAGAAGGTGCTCTAGAAATTCTAGAGGCTACAAACCAAATATACTTTGTTAGAGCAGCAGACGTTGGTGCGACTAATGCATCAGCTAGTATACCTTTAGGAGTTTCTCCTGCATTTCAAGTTTCTTCTAACTGGGATCCTAGTCTAGCATCTTCTGTATTCTACGAAATTTATGATAACTCCCAGAATTTCTATGTAAGTGGTATTACTGAGATTCCAGCAAGCTCTACTACCTTTAATACAAAAAAGAAAGTTCTTTTTAACACTTTCAATCCAGAAATAACTGATGATCAGCCTGTTGTGGCTTATGAAGATTCAACCGGGAATCTTTACCTAGCTTCTAAGTTTGCAGGATCTTCTACTACATTACAATTATCTGCCGCAGATGTCAGATTTGTTCCTGTATTAGGAAATGGTTCTTTAAGTAGTATTGGGGCTCCGAACCACGATCAAGCCAAGAATGTTACTCATACCGGATATCAGCTATCAAGCGTAGACTTAAGGGCCATAGCCAGATACCCAGGAACTGGGTACGACTTGAGTGCCCTTAGAGATGGCTCAACCCAAGGAATATCTGTTGAGATTGACAACCTATCAGTTAAGGATAGGTTAGTTGTAAATGCTGACGGAGCCCAGGCAGAGTCATTTAAAGGTGAGCTTGCAGCAGTCTCAGCAGACTCCTTTGAGTATATGCTGCAAAATGATGATTTAAATGCTAAATCAGACTACATTTATGTAAATGCTTTAAAGTCTGATGGAACAGATTATGAAGGTTTCCCTGATACTTGGGGAGATGTTTTAGGAACAGCAGTGGACGTTAACGGGTATGTTGGAGTACAACCAAGATTCGTTAAGCCTATCGAAGGAACTTTCTCTTTTGCAGGTGGAGACAGTGGTTATACCGCTCAGCCTGACGCAGAAGATCCAGATGCTGCTGGTAAGACAGCCATCATAGGGTCTGCGGCATCCAAGACAGGAATCTACGCTCTTGATGATGATTCTTTGAACATATCACTAGCTCTTATCCCTGGTATAACAGATGATGATATTCAAAATGCACTAGTAACTTTAGCTGAAAGTTCAAAGAACTTTTTAGCTCTTGTTTCACCTCCTTACGCAGTTGGAGAGGTTCAAGATGCTTTCGATTGGATTAACGGTAAGGGCACTAGAACAGCAGCACTAAACTCTTCATATGCTGCCGCTTATTGGCCATGGGTTCAAGTCTTCAACTACTATGCAGGCGCTGAAGAGTGGTATGATCCTGCAATCTTTGCAGCTAGACAATGCGTGTATACTGACGGTGTTTCTGATCCTTGGTTTGCCCCAGCAGGCTTTAACAGAGGTAGACTAACAAAGCCTTCAGACACTGAGATGGTTCTTAACCAAGGGGATCGTGATGCGCTATACTCAAATGCAATCAACCCTGTTACTAAGGACCCAACAGCAGGAATTGTCATATTCGGACAAAAGACTACTCAGAGAAAGCCAAGTGCTTTGGATCGTGTTAATGTCCGTAGATTGATGATATACATTAGGAAGACACTACTTCAATTAGGTAAGCCCTACCAGTTTGAGCCAAATGATCAGTTCACTTGGGAACTAATTGAGGAAAACATAAAACCTTTCATTTCAGATCTACTGGCTAGAAGAGCCATTGTTGCCGGTGCTGTGAAGTGCGATGCAACAACTAATACTCCTCTTAGAGTGGATAGAAATGAACTTTGGTGTTCAGTTACAATTAAGCCTACAAAAGCAGCAGAAACTGTTGTATTTGAAGTAAACCTAACAAGTCAGTCAGCTACAATTAACGGGTAATTATTATGGTAGATAGCGTTTATAAGACAGAGTTAAGAGCTAACTTCACTCCTGGCCAGAGCCTTCCTAGAGTATCAACTAAATTAGACTCAGTAAGAGCATATCAGTTTGAGGTTAGATTCTATGGTCTCCCTACGGAAGTGGGAGGTAACACACTAGATTTAGTAGCAGCAGCAAAGCAGGTTAGTCCTATCGGAGGCACAGTAGAAGATATTGTGGTTGATAGAGTTAACGATAAACTATACTATCCAGGAAAGTTTACACCAGAAGCTTTGACGATTACTTTTGATAATCAACTATTAAGTCGTACTTCACCTACATTATGGAATTGGTTTAAAACAATATATGATCCTGTAACGGGTGATCTAGCTAAACTATCTGCTCCAGGAGGGTCATCAAACAGAACCTTTAAAGCAAACAAAATGACTATCATAGAGTTAGATAATACTAATGATCCTCATGCCTTCATAGAACTTTATGGTGTTTATCCAAATTCTGTTAGATTCTCTGAAAAGAATTACTCCACAAATGAGTTCTCAACCATTGAGGTAGGATTCCGTTACGATTTCGTAGACTACGATAAGTACCAGCTATAGTGGATAACATATAAATTAATAAGCCTTCTCTCTAAATATAGAGAGAAGGCTTTTTTAATATACTATGATAAGTTATGAGTATTTACATTGATTTACTAAAAAGTTTTAGTAGGGTCCATAAAAGAGATATTAGATTATTAGAGCAGGGACCCACCAGCCCATCCCCTGAGGCTCAGCAACTGGCTAATCAGGCTGTAGCCCAAGGTAGTCAATCTACCTCACCAACTCCTGTAAAAGGTAATGAGTCTGTGAAAGTATGGACAGCACAAGGAGGTGCTACCCAAGGTAGGGTTGTTTATCAAGTAGGATCAAGAAATAGAGGTGCTGTGGATGATAGTTGGGATGAGTTCGTCAGCCTTTTCGAGATTGGCGATAAGCAAGGGGATGAGGCTGGAGTAGGTGGCACTACAGATATAAATCAAGCTGAGTTAAGGTCTCTACCTCCAGAGCAACAGTTTGAAATTAGACAACAACAACTTTTAGAATCAACTGATCTTACACAAGAAACTAAGGATGCTGTAGTCAACTCTTTCAGAGAAATTTACAACCGTAAAGATGCTATTTATAAAGCAATGTCCAAGGAGCCTATAGCAAAAAACGTAGGCTCGGCGTCTCAGTATGCAAGATATCTTTTTGGTACAACTAGTTGGTCATTCCAGAAAAGCTTATTAGCTCCAAAGTTTACTCTTAACTTTGAAAACGGAATATGGACTTCACAGGAACAACCACTTCAAGAGGCTCAGACTTCATTGATAAGTGACTCTTTTAAAGATTTATTAAACTTCATTGCTGATTCATCTGAAAAGGGCGTTACGGAAAAAGATTGTGAAAAAAGTAAGCAAATTTTATCTGGCTTTTATAAAACTAATAGAGGAGATGTTGTTGTTAAGCCAAAAGGAGATGCATCCCAGGGTCTTTCATTTGATGGTGGCGAAGGAAGAGGTGCATTCCTAAGAGAAGTTATTGATAAAGCCGCTTCAATTTGTGGACATGCTATAGAAACCTTAACTGTAAGAGCACCAATCACTGGCACAGGTAATTCAAATAATATTAGAGGAACAGGCGCTGAAGACATACTTGAAATAGCATCATTAGCTATACTTGCTAGATCAGATCAATTTGGTGGTAAACTTCCTGATGAGTTAGCAACCATGAGGACAATGAAGCTTTCTACTTTGTATGAAAAACTTAAGAAGGCTAAAATAGATTCAGAGGGTTGGGTTAGAGCCACTCAAGAATCTGGTATAGACCCGGAGACAGTATCTCTAGCTAAGGATCTTTATGAGGCGTTTCAGGTTGATGATCAAGGTAAAACTCTTATTCAAAGTATATTGGAGCACAGTTTAGAGACTCTAAAAGTAAGAAAGCCAGTATACGCAGTTCCCGTGGGTGATCAGGTAGGCGGAGGTAAGAGACAAGATATTTTTGAAGTTTTCAATAGTAATGATGAGGCAGTAGCAGCAGCTAATAGATCAGGTCTTAGTGTTACACCTGTAGAGATGAGTATCGAAGATGCATTCGGACCTAGGAAACAAGAAGAACTAGAAGCTTTAAAGAGGGCAGGAATTTTCAAAGATGGTCAAGTAGTATCAGTTCTTAAGGTAAGTCTTAAGAATTATTTAGAACTTGATTCTGCCAAATATGGAAGTGGATCAGCTAACACTTTTGCTGGTGCGAATGGATTAATGCGTAAAAGTTATGCTAGTGAACCTCTACTAGCTACTATCTCCAGTAACCTACAAATGAGTAGGACGGATCAGCAAAATATGCGTAATTATTTTAATCAAATTGATGAAATAGCTAAAAGCGTTTTCGATGTACCCAAGAATGTTATAGTCACTACATCTGATGGTAAAAAACTAAATGCTCGTTCAAACGCACAGCAGACTTTTGCTAAAAGTATCATAGATAAGCTTTCGGGCTTAGGCTATACTGATAATCCAAAATTAAAAGATATAATGGATAATTGTAAAAAGATAATTAGTAAAATAGGAACTAAGTATGAGCTAGATGCTGCTATTGATTCCCTTAAGAATCAAACAGTTACATGGTTACAGTCATCCCAAATATCAAAAGATTTACTATCAAGCGACCCAATTACTAAAAAGAATGCTCAAATGTTTTTGGCTCATAAAATGTTCCACTCTGGTGGTTCCGATGACAATAACTTAATTTGCGATTATAGAGATCTAACTGCTAAGAAAAACTACATATTTAGACAAAATGATCCACTAAGAGATGCCTGGAGATCCGTTATGGGAGGTCAAGCTGACTCTAGAGGAAACACATGGGACTTGCTTATGGATCCTGTAACTGGAGAATCCAGGATAACTACTGGAAAGGGTTCTAATAGACTTGAAATCAAGCTTAAGAATAACTTTTCGTTAAATAAGAGTGGAGATACTGGTAGGGTTAAGAGCCATCATACTAACTTTATCTTAGAAGTTAATAGGGCAGTTATGGAAGCCTACCACAAACAAACTATAGCTGAGAATATTAATCAAGAATTGGGAACTCTTTTGAAGAATATGGGAATATTACTCGAAAAAATGAGAATCTCTAACTTTTAGTAGTTCCTTAAGGCTAACGATCATTACTCTGGACCCACCAGACACTCCTACAAACATATTACCTTCCACTGGTAGATTCAGATCGTTAGTTATAGCTATAGGATCCTTCCTGTCTTGACCGATAATCAGGAAAAACTTTTTAGAACATTTTTCTGAATCTCTTGATGCTTGAGCTATCATCTTTGAAATATTAGATTTTGGGTTTAAGAGATCACATATTTGTTCTTCGTTATAACCTTTCTTACATTCAATTATGTATTTAAAATCTTTTGGTGTTATTAAGTCTCCATATACTTTTAAGTATTCAGGTAATTTATGAGTAGTAGCAAAAGCTCCAGAACCAGGAGTTCTACAGAACTCTTTAGTATTAAATCTTTCATTTAGAGATTTAGCTATTTTATTCTCGAACCTATTACCTTTAGCCTTAGAGTTTATTTTTGCTTTCTTTCCACTAATATTTCTTTTTAGTGAAGTCACATCGAAATCATCTTCAACAAAATCCCTCATGGACTATTATAGACTATGGATAATGTATCCTTAAATTTAGGCAATTCAAAAGTTAAGTTCGTAGAACGAAGTAGAGGACGTATGAAAATTCAAATTAAGTTAAATAAAGAAGAAGCTGAAGGCTTTAAGAACTTTATGATGGTTAGGCCACCCCAGTTAGATGAAGATACATTCTTTAAGCAGATCTTCTTTGCAGGATGTAATGTCATGTTTTCTCAAATACAAGAGATGATTAATCAACACAAGAACTCTTCTGAATCTTCAGAAGAGCCGGTAGTTAACAACGATGAGCAAACAGAAAACTAATTTTTCATCTGTTAGAGTAGACAACTCTAAACATTTAGAATCCATTGTTCAATCAAATATTGATGGTAAAAATACATCTTACTATTTGATTACTAATCAATGGGATATTCCGTGCAAATACTTCAATGATAATCTACCATCTGAAGGTGACACAGACCTTAATGTGATAGATATATTTGATGTTCCAAACGCTCTAGATATTATAAAGTCTGCTATTAAGTCTAATAGGGAGACTATTTCTACATCATGCCTATCAAAGTATGATCAGCTTCCAATGCTTGTGGTTATTCACAAGTCATTCCCTAGAGTGGTCACCTACAATGGCTCAGTAGGCGCGGAACTGGGGATATAGTCCCCAGTCTTATAACTTATATAAGAAGCTAGCTTATCATTATACTTCTTATTTTTAGAGTAGATAAGCCTAAGATTATTTAAGATTACGGTTGTAAAGTAATTGAAGGCTTGTCCCTCTTCCCTCTTGAAATTGTTTAGGACTTTTAGTATAAGTAGGAAGCACTCTTGTTTCGCTTCCTCGTGATCAACATTAAACTTGAATGAGATCATTAACCTATCAATCAAGGTATTGAACATGAGGAACAGTTCATCCTCATCCCTTCGGATACCGGACTTGTAGGATTGTATTAGCTCTTCAAATCTTTTGTTGTCAATATAGTTTGTCACTTTACTATGATAGTCTCATGCCAGAACTAAGTTTTCAAGGGGACAATCCTAAGTGTTTAGGATGCCCTGCTCTTAAGAAGAATTTACCAGCGCACACAATTCTAGATTATGAATATGATGATTCTCCTGTAGACATTCTATTCCTATCTGATTCACCCAAGATGTTTGAAGGAGAGTATGTCTCTTTCAGACCACAGGAGTTCAGAGTTATCATGCAGGAACTCTCGGATCTGGGAGTTCTAAGTAAGTTTAAAGTGGCATTTACTACAGCAGTTAAGTGTCCATCAATCACTTCAGAGAATCTTTCTACAGGT